AAGTCGAGCTCGATGATCTCGTCGATCGCTTGATTCGTTGCAAGAACTTCATCAGCTTCAGACAGTTCGTCACTAGTCCATGCCACCCTACCCAGGTAGGAGGTGGTGTGGTACCCATGTGCCTCGTCCCACTCATACCATTGATAGAATGAATCGAATGGATCGTAAGGGTTGTCCAGTGTGGTAAGCCTGGCAGCCTGCATGGTAGAGGGTGCACCACCTCTGCTGTAGTGTAGTGTGTAGGTATGTGTACACAGGGCCTCTATAGAGACCCCCATGTATAGGAGCCGCTATAGAGGCCCTGTGTGGAAGGCCTTCTCAGAGACCCTGTAGAAAGGGAAGGCCTGAGAGAGCTTCTCTGCAGGACCAGGAAACAATGGAACGCAAGCTCAGAGAAGCTTCGTATGCAGAGTCCTGTGGCTAGACCACTGTAGCAGTACCCGAAAGATACTCACGAACTCTAGCAGGACTGATGCCCAGGGCATCGGCGATCTCGGCGACGGTCGAACCGTTCTTCCTGTAAATAGAAATGCGATTCGCCTGCCGCCTTGTAAGGGGCTGGGTCTGCTTAGGCATAGCCAAAGTTTTGAGGTGATCCAAATCTGCGCTTTCGAGAATTTGATCAATCATCGACTGCGACACAGCACCCTCCTGGATGGCCCGGTACTGGAGGGGGGTGGGGCGGATACGGGTGGCGTTTCTATCGTACCCCAGTCTTTGACGGGCGGTCTTTAATGCCATGGCGGTTACTTTGGCCCGGTCCTTGTAAGACATGTCGGGATTTGAACGTACCTTCGCATCGACCACGCCGTTAGCAATAACCTGAGCCTGTCTCTCCAGCGGCTTCGCTTTACGAGCCACATTGATCTGGGCCTTGAGCTCGGCCACCTCTCGAGAATAACGCCGGGCAGCCTGGGGGTTCTTCTTGACCCGGGGCTGAGAAACAGCTTCCTTCCTCGCTTTGTTGGCCAGGGCCTTGAGCGAGTTGGCGTGCTCGGCGTACAGGTTCTCCATCCGGGTACCCGAAGATAGAGTGTAGGCGTTGTCAGTCAGAGCCATGCGGGGGGCTTTCTCAGTGCGTAGCACCTTCTTGCCCCGGGAATCGATATAGCTCTCGCCGGTTTCTACCCACACCTTCTTGCCGGTCTTCGGATCAATACCCCCACCATCTCTGGCCGATCGGGTCTTGCGCTTGGGAATACGCTTCTCGCCGCTGGCCCTGGAGATGAGGGTGGATGCTCCACCGGACTGGTACTTCTTCTTGAGGGCGACTATACCGTTATCACGCTCGGACTGCTTATAGTTGAGTTGGTGCTTCTCCGCGTCGATGACGACCATGGAGTGGCGAACAGCCCGGGCCAGCTCCTGCTCACTGGCGCCCTTGATGGTCATGTCGGTAATAAGATTACTGATCTTGCCCATCTGCGTCTGGGTGTCGGACATGACTTTCATGCCCTCGTACTTCGGGTACGCCCGTTTCGGATCGAAGCCCTCCAACCCCTTCAACGGCTTACTGGCTTTGATCCTGGTCTTGCCGCGATGCGGGATGACTACCACGCTATCCCCGTCAAAATCGGCACCGCTGAGTCTCTCCGCAACGCCGGGATGAATACCGACAGCGTCGGTCACCTGCCCGAGGATGCGGCGAGCCTTCTTGTTGCGGTTGTTGACGACGAGCTGGGGAATCTCGAAAGTACCGCCATGCGGATAACGAACGAGCGACACGACCTCGCCGTCTCGATAGTTCGGAGCGTAGATCTCGTTCTTCTTCATGTGGGGCAGAGGGAGAATAACCTGCGAACTCTGACCCGGGAGGGCCTTGGCCTTGAGATGGACAGATGCCGAATCGCAATCATCGGCCAACGAAATGAGCAGCTTCTTTCGAAGGCTCGGATTCGTCAGCTTCATGATGTCGTCGTACTGCTTCTGCTTCGACTCCCGCACTTTGGCGAGCTGCTTCTTGGCGAGAACGGGGGACTGCTTCGACAAGAACTGGGAAGCGAGCGACTGGCTCCACTTGTCCCAGGTTCCTTCGTCGTTGACGATATTGATCGCTGACAGCTGTTGCTTGCCGTCTTTGCCCTTGAAGTACAGCTGCTTTCGAATCGTGGCGCCGAACGGATTGTCGGGATCCTTTTTCATCGGCTTGAGGACGGTGTTGTCCTTGGGGCCGAGCTTCGGGGTGCCCTTCTTCTTGTTCGTGTTGAATACAACATCCACGCCTTCGGGCAGGTCGTCACTGTACATGGCCATACCCTTTAGGTAGTGGGTGCCGTCCACCGCGATTCGCACCTGAGCGTACGTGCTATTGCCCAGGGAGAGATCCTTCACCCCACGGCGAAGCTGAATGACGCCGTCCATGTCCGTGCCACCATCCTCGTCGTAGCGAACTTTGACACGCTTGGACGAAATGGATGAAGGCTTCTTGATCCCGGTGGTGAATGCACCATCAAGATCTGCGGCGATGCCGGGAGTCCGGATCTTGTCGCGGTTGGCCATGAGATCGGAGCGTTTAGTCCCGGGAGGCGAGAGAACCTTGAGCGTGGTGAACTTGTCGCTACCGGCCTGCTTGATATAGACCTCGTTGGTGACATACCCGCGCTGCTTGAGGACCTCCACCGCCGTGCGAAGCGTGGCATCCGAGCAACCCATGTTGAGCTCAACACCTGCGCCGTATTCGATGTACTTGTGCTTATCGGCCTGCTCAGCCAGGATGTCCGCGGTCTTGTTGACGTTGGACTTTGTCTCGCGGGCATCCTTGGACAGGAGGTTGCGAACGGACGATTCGTTGATCCCCATCTTCTCGGCGATGACCGTATTGGGAAGGCCGGCCTGCTTCATGCGGACGGCTCTGGAGATGTCCCCCGCCCTCTTCTCCTCGCCGAGATGCATGCCGATGGCGCGGAACTCGGTGGTGGACATGCCCCAGGCTCGAGCAATATCAGTGTCGCTCATCCCCTGGTCGCGAAGACGCTGTCTCTCGGCGAAGAAGCCTTTGGCGCTCTGGTAGGGATCCTTGCCTGAACCCCAGGGGTACCGTCCCGAATGGCGGGGGGTACCGTAATGAACGAGAATATCGTCCGGAAGCATTGAACCTCCTGCTCTAGCCCTCAGGCATCTTCGAGCTTGATTTCTTCGATAAGCTTGTTGAAGTGAACGATCTTGTCGATGATGTGCCCGAGCTCGTCAACGTCGGGCTCCTCGACTGCGATCTCATCATTCTGGTAGATGCGCAGCTCTGCTGAAATATCGCCCGGGCGGACGTCGTACTCCAGACAGAAGATGGCTGCGTAGATCTTGAGTTGGGTCATGCTAACAGGAGTCGTGCCGGTCTTCAGATCGTGGATCCTCAGAAATCGAGAACCCTCGTAGAAGCGGATGGCGTCAGCAGTCCCGTAAACGTTGGGCGAGTAGTAGAGCACTTGCTCGGGAGTCATGCGATACCCGATGGCGTCATTCACGTAGGCGTTGAACGTTACCTTGTTGCGGGGCATGCGCATTCCGAGGCGAATGTGCTCGGCAGCCATGGCGTGAAGACGAGTGCCGATCGCTGCGGCCTGAGCCGTGCGGTAGGACTCGATCAACTTGGCGTCGTCGTAGTTCACCCAGTGGTACTTGCTGGCACTCAGAAATGCGTGAGCTCCCTCAAGTCTCGAGTGATCGTTGAACTTCATCTAGTATGTGCTCCTTGTTGGACGGGTCGATGAACGCGGCGTAAGCCATATCGTCCATCTTGGAAACGTACCAATCCTGGTTCGGACGGTGCTTGGCCTTGGGGGAGGCCTTCACCTCTAGGGCGGCCCATCGGTCTCGATGGAGAACTAGGAGATCAGGAACGCCTTGCTTGTAGTTCGGGTCGTTCTTCAAAACCATACTGCCCGGAAGCCGGTTCTTGATCTCCTTGATGAGCTTGGCCTGGAAGTCTCGTTCGAGCATGGCGACTCCGGAAAATCGATAGGAGATGATCCTACTTCATTATAATGCATGTTGGGGAGGCGATATGGTGGGTATGGAAGATCTTGGATCCGGCAGGTAGAGGAGAGTCGTGGCCGAATATGTTACAGGTGTTACGGATGTTAAAACTGTGGCGCAACCTGTAACGGGTGTGACTATTTGTGACTGGTGTGACAGAAGTAAACGATTCTAGCCAAAAACGGGGTTTTCCCTATACTGCTATAATTCTTCTTCTTTTTCTTCTCTCTTTTTATTATTCTTCTTCTATATAGTAAAGAGTAAAGATTTGGCTTCTAGAGGGTAGAAAACCGCAGGATTCCAACGAAAAGTCCAGAAGCCAAATCTGAAACGCAAGTCGGAGTTTTGGCTATCGAGCCAAAAAACGACAGCGTTCTCCCTCGACCGTTCGCGTCACGACCGCATCGAACAGCCCTCACCCCCTCGAATAGCCATTTTTTTATTGGCTGGGGGGGGGGGAGGCCCTTTTTGTTTTTGGCGCCGGTGCGGGCCCAGTTCCGGCCCGGGGCCCCAGATTTCTCGTTGAAGACCTCCTTTCGATCCTGCGCACGGCGTATCGCGAGGTCTATGTCGCTCTGTGTGTAGAGAAACCAGTACCTCAAGTTCGTGTACGGAGTGTTCATCCGGTCTATGCGCCCCATGCACTGCTGTGTTTGACGCCAGGAATACGACAGACTGAAGAAGATCATGCAGTCCGTCGTCACGCAATTCCACCCCTCGGCACCAGATGCGTAGTTCACCATGTATACCCAGGACTCCCCATCCGGCAAGGCTTCGTGTTTGTGACCGTTGTACTCCCTCACAGATACCCCTGAGAGGCCGTGTAAGCCCCGTAGAAGCTCTAACTCGTAGTCGAAGGAGTAGAATACGATCGCCCGCTTAAAACGCCTCAGAATGGCTCTCACGCGTTCCATACGAGCCTCGTTGTCGTTCACCATACGCCGGGCCGCATAGCACAAGGTTCCGGCATCCTCGATGGGCTCCATCTTCCAAGGGTCGAAACGGTCCCTCATCAAGGCTTTGAACGCTATTTTGTCATAAGGTACATCTACCCACTCGACAATTCGGCGCGTGTGGCGCTTATCAGGCATCTCTACCGTCACAAGGCGCTTGAAACCCTGGAGTTTGCTCTGGTTGTGCCATCGTTTCACCTTGGGGTACTTGGCAAAGCGATCCCACTCGACGTGCTGCTCCACGAAATCCGTCTTGTTGCGGTAGAAACCGTGTGCGAGAAACACATTGAGGTAGTCCATCCAGTCATCACCGGGCGTGGCGCTCAGGAGGATCCAGCGGTTCTGGCGGGCTATCTTCACGAACGCCCCCCCCCAAGCCCCCTGACCGCCTCCACGAGCCTCGTCGAAGATGAAGAACGCTTTCCTCACGCCTTTGTACTTGGCTATGTTGTTCCAGGAGTCTATGACGACACTGTACCCCCTCTCTTCAAGACCCATACGAACAACCTCGTCGTGCCATTCGCGGTCGTTCCTCTTCTTGGCCGTGCAAATTATATAAACCATGGCGGGTGCCCCGAAGGGCGAAGTGGACCGGGGGGTCTCGTACGACTCGACAATGTACGCCAGAGCCGTAAGAGACTTTCCGGAACCCACTCCGCCCTTCAGGATGCACCCGTCGGTCATCTTCTGCAAGGCCTCTTGCTGGTGACTCCAGAGCATCACGCCCATGAGTCCAGTTCAAGAGCCATCTGCGTCCAAGCCTCCTTCCGATCGGCCCAGGACTGCCGCACGCCGTCTGAACGGGAGCGCACGGCGAGGTTCTCCAGGCGATTATCCCGCTTGTCGCCGTTTATGTGGTATACGTGCTCATCAGGGCTCAGAGGGCCTCTGAACGCCTCCCAGACCACGCGGTGCAAGTAATGCGTCCTGCTCCCGCTCAAGGTGGGGAGATTGACCACGAGATAGCCGTTGTCCTTCTCGAAGGTCCCGTAGTAGTATCGCTCATTCCGAGTGCGACAGACACCGTCGACTGATACCTCGACGCGGTTTCCATCACCCACGGGAGCCCATACGCAGCCGCTCAACTCGCTGTCACTAGCACGGAGGGATCGGAGCAGCGCTTGAAGACGTGCTCGCCCTTCTTGAACAGCTGCATCCCGATCACCGAGACGCCTTTCGGATCCCAGATCGTCAATACGTACCGGTCTAGATCGGAGCACCATCCCCAGCTCCAGGTGACGTGGTACCAGCACAGGAACCCGGTCTGGCGGCGCACAACGACTGTCTCGTCGATACCCCCGCTCAGGTACTCGTCAACCGAAAATGTATTCGTCCCACTCACTGACTGCTCCAATCGCTTTAGCTGCTTCGTACTTGAGTTTCTCAGGGGTCTTCGTGAAGCTCACCGCGGAGCACCCCATTGACTTGGCAAGGCCTATACCTCGCATGTGGACCATGGCATCGTTAAGATTCATGATCCGGATGTTTCCGAGAGTCATAGGAGCGTCGGGATCGTCCAGGACGACTCTCTCGCTCTTCTCCAGTGGACGGATCCAGGCGTCCGCTATGAGTCTGGCGACGCCGACGTGAACCCGTGTTCCGCCCCTGGACAGGGTGACATAAGGCGTCCTTCGATTCTGACCGGTAGTCCCCCACTTGTATATAAAACCGTCAGAGATCTTACGCACAACCCCGTCAAGACTCACGCAATGAGTGAACCACTCATAGCATTGCCGGTAGTCCTCAGTCATGGTCCAGGGTTCGAGCTTGGCCCGCTTGACCTCGTGAGGCGACGTGACGAATAGATTCGACAGACGGCAGTCCTCAGCGTCTCCGTTCAAGGATTTGACGAACTTGCCGCGCGGAAGCTTCTCGTCGTGGAATGTCTCCCATACGATTCGTCGCAGTGGGACCGTGCGCCAGGCTTTCGCTCCAGCGGGAGTCTTAGCACCGATGGGGTGCAGAGTCGCGCAGGGCTCGGCGGTCGTGGCGCGATTGCGCACTCGCATCGGATGGTTTCGTGGCTTCTTGTCCGAGATCCTTCGGATGTTGCCGAGATCGCTCACCTCGGTGTTCTCGTAGTACGTGGACTCAAGCCACCTCTCAGGCATTCTCGAGCTCCGCGTGATAGTGGTATACAGTGCGGTCCAGCTCATAGCGCTTGTTCACAAGGCGGGGGCGGTGCAGACGGTGCTTGCGGAGCATGATGTCCAGGAGCTTCTGAACGCTGTGCTCACGCTCCTTCCAGTGCCTGGTCTCGGTATGCAAGTTACCGTTGTGGTCAGTGTGAGTCAAATGAAAAACGATGGTCTTCATCAGCGTGCTTCTTTCGTACGATCGTGATTCCAGACGGCCTTGATCTCGTCCTCGGTCTCGGTGATGGTCCAGCGCTTCTCACTGTAGTGGACCACATCGTCGATGATGTCCCCTTCGAGGAACATGTTCGGATACGTCACAGGAATGCACCACTCGCCGTTCAAGACCGTAACCGGGCCCGTGATCTCGTCAACAACATCCGGTGCGTCCTTGATGCAGGTGCGGAGAATCATGAGACCTTCCAATCGAGGTTGTGGAGAAGCGTCTGAAGCTCCTCCTGAGCGGTGATCGTTGCAGGGGTGACAGGCAGATCCTCCAGCTCCTCAAGATATGCGTGAGCAGTGCGGTAGTCATTGCGGAGGAAACCTTTGTCCTCGTTCCACGGGTCGACGTACAGTCTCCAGAAACGGGCGGTAATGCGAGTCCACTCGACGATAACACGAATGCGGTCCATCTCAGATCGTCTCCTTCAGGGTCTTCTTGAGCGTGCTGCGGATAGAGCTCCAGACGTCCCTGGTCTGGAATACGAGTGCGAGGAGGTCCGAGACGTCGGTGTCCTCGACGAGGCGCGGGGGGTTCTGGGCATCCTCCTCAAGGCTGTCCAGGGCCCGCATGTGGTTCTTGCACTCCATGGCGTCTCGAGCCATCTTCGAGATCACGTCGTGAGTGAAATGAGCGGTTTCTAGGGCCACCGACCAATACGAGCTCATTCGTTGGGCCTGCGATATCGAGTACTGGACCCGCTCGAGAATCTCGTCGTAAGTCATCGTGTGTTCCAATCTTTGTAGTAATACAAAAGTGTGCTGTTGCGTAAACCCGAGGGCCCAATGTCTCCAGAGGACCCTCGGGTTCTAGTGCGTTCTCAGACGATGCCCGAGAACAGTGTGTAGAACGCGTCGTCGCTGATGATTACGACGTCAAGCGATCCGATGTGCACTGTCCACATGCCGTTGCGCTTCTCAGCTTTCACAACTGCCCCCGCTCGAGTCTGGTAGTACCCGGCGAGGTTCTTGGTCGAGGGATAGCGCATCACTGCCCACCGACTCTCTCGATCTCTCGATCGATATACCACCGAGCCTTCTTCAGATCCTCTACGTGCTTGCCGGGATCCTTGCGTCCCGCACGGCAGACGTACTTCACGACGTTTCCCGCGCAGAACGAGAGGTGCTCGGTGAGGTCGATCACCTCAGCGCCGTTACTCCATCCATCGGCATAATGCGGCGGATGCGAGACGTTATCCGAGGACGGTGTTCGTTCCTGCCAAGGGGCAGAGGACTTGAACCGGTCGACCCGCTCCTTGATAACGATAGCATCGTCCTTAAGCTCGTACTCGTACTCCGACTTGTCGCAGATCGCATAGGGCTCCCCCACAGGATATGCTATCGTCCGAGAGCCAGGAGTGAAAACGACACTACCGATTTCCTCGGCTGTGTAGACCCAGTACTCGTCATCCCCGTTGAGGAGCCACCATCCCGTCGGATCATGGGTCATTCGCTCGGCCTCCGCTCCATTCGGCAGAACAACCCGGCTGGCCGTGACCGCCGTCCAGAAAGCCTTACCGCCCCCGACGTCCTTCTTACAGATCATCAGCGCCATTCCTCCGGCGGCTCCTCTTCCTCTGGAACAGGCGGGTTGTAAATCGCATCAAGCTCGTCCGTGGCGATCGTGATATACGCCTTGTCGAGGTATGCGGTGCAGAACTCGATGCCCGCTCGAGTCCGACCGTGGTAAGGACGGACGCTCAAGTCGGCCCGCTCGATGTCGGCGAAGTCCAGCTGCCCGACAGTGTCCTCGGTCAAGGGCGTCCTAGCACCACCGGCGATCAGAGTGATCTTCGGCGGACGATAGCCGTAACGAACCTTGACCTGGACGAACGGCGTGGGCTTCTCCTCCTCGTCACGAGGCTTGAGGGTCTTGACGTTGAAGCCCTCCTCCCGGAACGCCGCATCCTTGTCCGGGGAAAGAATAACACAGAACGTTCTGTCCGTGCTGCCGAACTTGTTCGGAGCCCCCGAGAAGTTTCGAAACAGAAGGCGTGCGTCGCGAATAATGTAGTTAGCCATGGCGTGTTCTCCTATCAGTAGTCCTTGAGCCAATCGGTAATGCGAGAGATCTCTCTTCGCATTACCCTGAGTAGTGTGTCCTCGTAGTCATTGTCCACCTCGGGAATATCCCCGTCCAAGGTGCTCAGAATGTCGAGGTGCGCGCCCTTCGTCCCGGATAGCAGACCAAGAATGTGGTCCTGCAGGATTGCCGCCTCCTCAGCGTCAAGGCGGCGCGTGAATGTCTCCATGTGTTCCTCTCTGTAAAACGATAATCCATACCCGTTGTTCGCGGATATGGATTCGGAGTCACTTCTCCTGATTGGTCTCGTTGTCCTTCGCATCGTAAGCGGCCTGGCAGATGCCCGTGACGGCACCCGCAACAACCGCGGCAACAGCGATCTTGACGAGCTTCTTGTTCATGGTCTTTCCTTTCGATAGTGGGGTCTCCATTATAAGCCTTGTTAAGCTTGCGATGAAGACCCCCACTAGCGAATATCAGACGGCTCGGAAGACCTCTTCGTCACCGTACTTTCGGATCTGATCGAGGGCATCCTCGGCCAACTTGTCATAATATCGCTGGTCGATTGTCGCCCCGGTCAGAAGAGCGTCCCCTGACTCCATCCAGAGGTATCCTTTGGTTCCTGCGACTGCTCCGTAGGATATGACGTCCTGTCCGTCGGAGTCCTTCCGACGTGTTTCGCGTAGAAGTCTTCCGCCTCCTTCGACGACCGGAACGAACGTTCCCACACGACCAACGAATTTGAGATCCTCCGGTACGATGTCGTCACTATCGGGTGCAAGATACATACGGGTCGTGACTGACTTGGACTGAATATAGTCGTTGAACTCGATGGGCTCTCGGGTGAACAGCTTCTTGTAGACATAGGGCTCCTGGAATTGCTTACCGGTTGCGTGCCATCCTGATTCGTCATGCGCGATGTACACAGCATCGTTCACGAGGCACATACGATCGTATGTCGCCTCATGCTCGAAGTCATATCCGTACTTCTTCCCGAAGTCCATGACGAACTGGATATCTTCGGGAGTTGCGTTAGGAATCTTGATCGAATCGGTTTTGATGTGCGCGACCGTCAATCCTCGCTCCTGCACGGCATCCTTCAGATCGACCATGAATAGGGCCCCGCGTTTCGCGACGATGTTGTCGACGTTACGGGGGTCCCGAAAGGGATTGTCGAACTTGGCAGCCGTGAGTCCATAGACACTGTTGATGGCGATCTTGAGGGCATATGCGAGGGCTGAGAGTTCTTCTTTCGATCCCAGGTACGGGCCAAGAGCACCCCCAAGAAGACTAGAAGCGGATGCCGTATCACCATGTTTGACGGCGATCCTAGCCATCTTGATCTCCGAAAAGCGCGACGTGTACTCGCCGAACAGATTGAGTTGCTCAATGGACGTAGGATGTAGTGATGCAACATCCAGAAGAGCAACATCACGATGAATACCAGGCTCAGCATAGACGTAACCTCCTTCGCCGACTTCCACGCCCTTGTACGTGGACTTGCCGTATTCGTACTTGTATCCGGGAAACATCTCGCTCAAGTCCGTGTAGACCAGCTGTGGATGCTTCTCCTTGCCGAAAATGATTCGGGTTGTCAGGGCGTTGGTCGAGTGATTCGGCGTAAGCCCGGCCACCTTGGCGAGAACCTGACGTGCGACCCAATCCTCGTGGAGGTGCTCGAACACCTTCTCCGTGGATATGACGTCGTTATCACAGTACTCGCTTACACGCGTCCAGTGCTCCTCTGGCACCGGCTCATCCCAGTCGAAACCGAGCTCATCGTGCTTGAGACCGAGCTCGATCTCCCACTTCTTCAAGGACTGCTTCTTCGCTGCGAAATCGTACACGTCCGTGTAGGACAGATTGTACGCCTCGACGAAGCCGGCCTTGATATGCGACTCGATGATTCTCTTCGAGAGCTTGTACAACTCATAGTTCGAATACCCGATGATTCGTGCGTAGAGGATATGGTTGTCGTACCTGCGGTTGTTGAACCCGACAAGACGATTCCTGCACAGCGACTCTACTTCCTCAGGATCCGGGTTGATCATTCGGACGACCTTCTCGTTGCCCTGGACCTTCCAGTTGAGGAGGAAGAGGTTGGGAAAGACCTCGCAGTCGAAGAAAATGAGGTCTCCGTCCGACACAGGCGGGTTATCGGATTCCTCGTCATTCTCGGACTGGAAGTGCATCTTCGCCACCTGCTCGAGGCAGTACGCTCCGTGATGCGTGCTGGATGCTGCGAACGCCATAACCTGGTTGCGCATGTCCGAGATATCATACGACAAGTCCGATGAATATGCGTCATCCAGGATCTTGCGAATGAAATCCACGCTCGGCTTGGTGCCCGGATGTATCTCTTTGCGAAGGTTGCGCAGGATGAGCTGACGCAGGGCCTTCTCGCTCTTCATGCGGTTGTCGGAGATCATGGGTTCCTCCTTGAGAGGGAGGTCCCCTTCGGAAAGTCGTGCAAAAGTCGGTCGTCCTCCGCATTTCGTGAGACGCCTGCGGAGGGCCGACTTTCCCCGATAGACTTTGCACTCGATGCCGTCTTCAATGAAATTGCGGAGTCTGTCGGTGTCTCCATCGTAAATGTAATGGAGGTGGATACCTCCTCCGCTTCGTGAGAGCTCAGCGTATGTAGGAGGCCACTGAGCTGCGGCTGCAATATTGCGCTCAAGAGATTTGGATTTCCCTTCAGCGAGATCGAAATCGATGACGACCTCGTCGACTGGTGGTCGGACAAAGTGCTCGCTCCTCGTGTCGAGTTCTTTCAGAGTTTTTGTGACGTCATCCCAGGGCTTCCCGGGATGTCCGTCCGGGGTTGCGTATTGTGCAGGCAGGTCCGCGTATCGAGAATCCAGATATGATTCCTCGGCATCCAGCGTCAGCCACGTTTCGGGTTTTTCATGAACGATTCCGTCCTTTCCTCGGAGAGAATCGTGGTCGAAGCCGTAGTATACTGATCTGCGATTCAGCCCATTCCGCTGATCTCGATCTTTGAACTCCTCGTAGAAGTCCTTTAAAGATTCTCTGAATACGTACATTGGTATCGTATGCTCAATGTTCGCCATATCGCAGTACTGCTTGTACAGCGAATATGCCTTTTTGAGGGTTATGCCGTCGGGATCATCCAGTTCGTCCTCCATTTCGAGGACGAAGTTGAACAATGGCTCCGTCCGGCTCCGCATTGAGATCGGTTCGTAGGCGTCGTATGCCCACGGACCAAGGGAACGATACACCTCGAGACAGTGCTCTGCAATATGAGGGATTGTTTCCGAGATCTCCTGCATGCACCCCTCGTATCTTGCTCGAGGAAGACGGTAGCCCGAAGGGCGTACGTCGATCAACCTTCGGATGACACCCGACTTCGCGTCCGTGATCTTCACCGGCGAGTTGGTGCCGACGAAGAGCATCGTGTCGAAGGCGATCTCGTACAGACCTTTGCCCTTCTCATCCATGATCTGTCTCTCGTGGGAAACAATCTGATTGAGACGAGTATTGTCCTCGATCCTACTCAAGTCACCGTCGTCATCGATCGCCAGCAACGGATTCGATTTGAGCGGTTCGAGAGCAAACCGGTTCTGGGCTTGTCCTAGGGCCCTGGCCTGGAAGGTCCCTACGTAATCCTCGAACAGCATGTTGAGAATCCTGAAGAACGTGGACTTGCCGACCCCACCTCGACCGTATAGAACGAAGAACTTCTGGATGTTCTTGCTGTCTCCGGCAAGGATAGAACCTACCGCCCACTCGAGCTTTTGCCTCTCGGCCTGCTCGAAAAGGGTGTCCATGAGCTCGTTGTAGGCGCTGCAGTCGCCCTTCTCGATATCGTAGGACAACCTCTTTGTGGCGTAGTCCTCCTTGCGATGCGCGTCGGATCGGAACAGGAGTTTTCGATCCATAGCACGAGGGTTGTCGGGCATGTTGCGCAACCACGCCTTGAACAACTTGTACTGGCCGGTATCCTGATCCTTGAGGGTCATCGCTTTAGCGTCGCCGTGCTCTCGTGCGTACGCTACAAGAGCATCGTCGACGATATCCAGGAGACGATACTCGTCCGTGGACCACAGCCCGGTCTTCGGGTCATAGACCGCGTGGAAAGCACCCCCACGAATGATCAGGTCGTCGGGGCGACCGTTGCTGTATGTTGGACGGACTTTTCGGGCCTTGGTCTTATGGTCCTCGTACTCCGTCACTTTGAAAAAGCTCATGTGCTCTCCTTACAAGGGAGACACCTCGTTCGCGTAGTACTGCATCTGGTACCACAGCTCAGTGTCTCGCATATCCTGAGGCGCCACCCCCTCTCTGAGCAGGAATAGCCCGCCTAGACCGTCCCTGTCGTATTTGATGTTGATGACGTTGTCAACTCGATCGAGAATCTCATCTTCGTAGCTCTCCGGGTCCGACCAGAACTCGTTGTCGTCGATCCCGTCAAGCGCCAGATTCGAGACCATCTCCCAGAACCAGAACGCCGTGTCCTCGTCTCCCGTGATCTGCCCGAGGCGATCGGCAATGGAAATCATCACCTCGAGCATGGACACGTTCGGAAATGGACGCACGGCCGTGTGATCCATGGCCATTTCGGCGATCAGGTCAGCGCGAAGCTCCTGAGCGTCATGGATTCGATTACCGTCTATACCGCGGGTGTCCTTGAACTCCACTCCGTCCAGGACACCCAGAAGCATCCTGTAGGACATGTCCGTGACTTCTTCGCGGTCCGCTGCCACAATGTCGTAGAGAACGTCGAAGTACCAACCGTCCTGCAGTTCTTTTTCAAGATCCTCTAGAGTTCTCATTCGTCGATATTCCTAAGAACGTCCTGCTCGTATGAATCCTCGACGATCTCGAGCTTCATCTGCAGGTCCTTGTAGGTGTTGTAGACGTAGAAGGTGGTGAGATAGCCCAAAGTGCTCTGTGCGCCCATCTCTCCGATCCATTCGTTGACATCCTCGATCACGACGTTGCTCGAATCGCAGAGGACGTCATCGACAGTGTAGTACCGGACTTCCATGCGCTTACTCTCAGGAACAGCCTCGTAAGCCTCTTGACTCGAGTGCTCCATGTCGACCGGCTCATCGATGATGTCCGGGTTCTTGGCGTAGTCCTCCTCGACGAGCTTGCGGATGCGCTTCGCCTCGTTCATCTGCTGAACCTGGTAGGACATGCGACCGTTCTCGTACTCAAGCCGCTTGCGCTTCTCCTCGAGCTTCTCAACGGTCTTGGCGGACTCGGTTGCGTGCTGTGCGTAAACCTCAACGTCCTTGTGCGCCGCATCGAGGGAGCTCTGAAGCTCGTCTTTCTCCTGGGCGGCATTGCGCCGCGCCAGAGAATATCCCAGGCCGAAGCCCGCGACAGCCCCCAGCGCGGCAGCAGCAACGATAGCGACTTTAGTATTCATCGGACAGAAACCTCGTCAATCTTGTCCCAGATCACGCCATCGACGTTGAAATCCAGGAAGAAATCAGTAACTTCACGACCCCTGGCGGCGTCGTAGTGGCGGACATTGCAGGACTCGAAGTCCCCGAAGGAGATGTAGCCGTCTCCCCCCCCCCCCCTGCAGACCCCCCCCACGCCCGCTCCGGCAGACGTCTTGGGCAGACCCAGAGTAGTGTACGCGTCGTTGAGAAGCACGTAACCATCGCACATGAGCTTGTTGTTCAGGTACTTCTCCTGAGCGTTCAGCATCATGATGTCGAAGTCCTCGTTCGGCTCCCACAGAGAGGCGTTCTCGTCGAACACCACGGCGTACTGCGACATACCGTACTGGTCGAGGACGCTCTCGTCATCAACACTCTCGTTACCGTCCTCGTCGACCTGGACCGCCTCTGCCAGGACCGCCTCTCGACTCTTGCTCAAGGCCTCCTGGACTGCTTCGGCGCCGAACGCCTTCTCAATGGCGCTCTTGTACTTGCGCAGAGACTCGTCAGCAGCAGCGACTGCCATGGTCAAACCCGCGATGCGCTTGGTGGACAGACGGTGCGCTGCAACGACACTCACGGTGCCGATAGCACCCGCGATCAACGCAGGACGGTAATGGTTGGCGACCTTGAGAACGAAGCGTCCGTAAGTCTTGGCGCGCCTGGTGGCAAGCTCCTGCTGAGCCTCCTTTTCAGCCGGCTCAGGAGTCTCCTTGAGCTCGCTGATCTCAAGAAGGTCGTCGTACACCTCACTCGTGAGAGTGAAGGACTCCTTGACAGCCAGGGCCGTGCTGGTGGTGAAAGCCGCAACTCCCATAGCCGTAAGAATGGCCGGGGCGTGCTTGGAAACGACCAGAGAGGCTTTGCCGAGGCTCCTGGTCAGGATCGGTGAACTCATTTGATGAAGTTCCTTTCGCGATAAGAGTGATATAAGTATACGATTCTAGAATCGGGGAGGGCGTTAACAGTCTTAACCCAGTCCGTTCGATCCGGGTTTATTCCGATCAGCGCCTCTCGCATTCGTGATAGACGCATAATACCGTACCCTCGGTGACATATAATGCAGGAACGCCAGCGTTTGAAATGCCAGCGCTCTCTCCGCCCCAGCGATCTTGAGAACCGCCAGGGCGGAGACGGTTGCTGTGAGGACATCGTCCACCACCGAGTCAGTCGGGGAAGTCATCGTAGCAGGCCCAGACAATCCCGACGAGAACAACGAAGATGATAATCGCGACACTCATCTGAGCGTCCATTCCATGAGAGCGACGAACAGAACGAGCGAGACGATGCAGAATGTGCTGAACCCCATCACTTGCCTCCTGCCCCAACTAGAGCCACAGCTGAGAGGACCCCCATGAGTACTAGGAACAGAACCCAGCCGTTCATCAAGGCTCCGACGATGATCGCTCCATATGCGCAAGCAATCAAAAACCAGAACAGAATGAAGAGCCAATCGACCTTTTTCACTTTTTGATATCCTCCACTAGTGATGACAGGAGAGACGCAATTACGGCAACGGTGATGATGAGCTTGGCGATGATTCCCGGGCAGATCCACATCACCCATAGCGCAGAGAGAACGACTACGGCGACAATGATCCACGAGATGATTTTAGGTACTTCTTTTCTCACAACGACTCCGGACGAGGCAGGTTGATAACGTATCCTTCGGCGACTCGCATGATGCTGGCGCCTCGAAGATCGCGCCAGCCCCAACGGTCGTCCGTGTACTCCTTGCTGACGCCGACGTAATCGTAGAAGTCTGAGACAGCTGCGAAATCGTACTCCTCGATCGTCCGATCAAGGTTATTCAGGACCTCCTCCGCCTCGGTGCGGGACTGGATTACGATCCTCGAGAAATCGTACTGTCCTACCGGCTTGACAAAACCCCTGTTCTTGGACGAGACGTCACCACGATCACGATAGACTCGAGAATATGACGTGTGATCCGTCCTCGCAGTGCTCAGAGGGGTTCTGTTCTCCCCGAAGAGTAGACGGTTTACGCCCGTGGTCACCATGTCCGAGATCGTGTTCTTGACCGCCGGAACAACCACGTCCCAGACGAGGAAGTCACCGACGCTCTTGATGTCGTCTCCGAGAAATGCGTCACGCGCCTTCTGCTGGATTGTGCGATCCTTGACGATGGCAGGTTTGGACGTAACTCGCTCGATGGGCTTACGGTTGCTGTTCGCAGGAAGGGCTCCGCGAATAGGAACGCTGCTGGACATGTATGTGTTCCTTTCGATTTGCTGTCAGTTGGCGGGGAAGAGCTCGGGGTGCTCGGCCTTGGCCTGGTCGATCAGCGTCTTCGGGAAGATGCCGTTGAAGAACGCAATCGCCTTCTCCTCCTTCTGGACAAGACCGAGAAGGCACTCGTCATAGAAGATGGAGGACTGGAACTCGTGGAGGATCTCCTCCGACTTCTCGAAGTGGAGACCATCTGCAGATTTGCGGCCATAGCTGGAATCCATCAGAAGCTTGAAGAAATCATACAGCGTCCACGTGTCCTCGTCGGTGACGTCCTCACGCTTCTTGTTCGCAAGAGTGGCGATCGTGTCCTCGATTCCTCGAGGCAGCTTTCGCTGAAGGGCGAGAACATCCGTCTTGTTGAGGTGGAACCAAAGCGTCTGGGTGTGCGAGTTTCCGTCGAAGTCCTCGGCCGTCACGGTCTGCTTGATCATAGAATGCTCCTTGGTGAAAATATAACCCATGAGCCCGTGTTAGGGGCCCATGGGGTCGAGTGTCTTTCTGGTGGATTCGTCAGTCTTCGTTCTCGTCCGCCGAGTCGATCTCGGGAACGTCAACGTCCTCGGTCAGATCGGCCATGCCGGCGTCCTGCTTAGAAGCGTTCTTCACGACCTTGCGGATCACCACAGCCAGCGCGATGCCGGTGACTGCGGGAGCAGCAATGCGTGCGAACTTCTTCGCCGCGGGAACAGCCTGCGTCCAGTCGATCGTGATGAAGGGAGCGTCTTCGCTCTCGTTCTCAACAACGGTGGTGGAGGTGTTCTCAGACATGAGTATTCCTTTCGGATAGATGGGTTCTCATTATAGGGTATGTTAGGCTTGCGAATGGAGAAACCCAGAGTCCGTGTTAGGGACTCTGAGCTCTTGGTTCAGGACTGATTCATGGATCGAATCGTCTCGACCGTCTCCTCGACCTGTTCTCTGATCGACTTGCCCGTGGCAGAGCCGACTGCAGCTGAAATCGCGTGAACTCCCACATGGCGCATCACCGTAACGGCGGTGCCAGCGGGAGGGCACAACGACATCAGAATCGCGTCGGCTGCAGCACTAGCAGTGACATCAGCGACAAATCCAGCAACGGATGAGATTCTACTTGTCATGGTGGTTCCTTTCTCTCGTTATAGTCCGTGTTCGTCACGCGAACCGGAACCAAGCCTCCTTAGGCTCAAGAAGGAAGTCCGTGACAACGCAGGGCTTACCGTCATCCGTGATCGTGGATCCGAAACGAATGTCAATCGCATTCGGCTCGTTCCACCCCAGCTGCTGACCGAGATCCGTCGGCTCAAGGCCAACAGCTGCGTAGAAATCGTTCAGAGACACCAGATCGCCCTTGAGTAGCTGGTAGTTCAGGTTGTTCTGGATCTGCCGAACCGTCTCGATCGTGGAGTGGAAATAGCGACCGCTGTGTCCGTCGTAGAACAGGACGTCCCCAGACCCCACGACTGTCGTAGTGGCCGGAGTCTTCACTCGCTCAGCAGCTTGAGTAGCAAGCTCACGTTCCCTCTCGTCGCCAATCTCCTGTCGTGTCGTGGCACGGTAGCGATCGTACGACTCCTTCGTGAACGCGTAGGCTGCGGCTGCTGCGGCTTGACGACGATTCCCGATCGCAAAGGCACCCACGATGGACGCCGCTGTTGCCGCACCGGCGAGGGCTGCGGGGACGTAGAGCTTGTAGGCGACATTGTACTTGGCCTTCCAATCCTTCTCGTTGAACGTGCGCTGCCGACGCTTGATGGCCTGAACCTCTCGATCCGCCTTGACAGCCAGATACACCGTTCCACCAAGACCCGCTACCGCGGACCCCGTCAGGATGGCCGGGAGGTTTCGGACAATCCACTTGGACGCTGTCGTCACCAGTGTAGAACCCATGTGTGCTCCTATCTTCTCGTAAGAAACCCAGAACCCTTGTTACGGGGTTCGTGGGGTTCGAGTCATGAGTATGTTCAGGCGGTCACGTGATCCTGAGCAAGCCGCTCGTAAGCAAGCCGCTCGAGCGCGTTCGCGTACACGGGATCAGCTGTCTTCTCGAGGTTGTCGAGGTACAGCCAAACCGCGAGCGAGTCGTGCAGAGCGATCTCCTTGAGCTTGGTGCCGTAGGACATGGTGTATTCCTTCCAATAGTCGGGGTCTCATTATGGGGCATGTTGAGTTTGCGAATCTCGACGGCCCACCCTGGAATTTTTAGAATCCAAGCCCCAGAACCCATGTTCTTGCGAGTTGCTTGAATATGAGTTCTGGGACGTCGAACGGTCAGATACGGACCTTCGTGATCAATCCGAGTGCCTTGCTGGTAACTGGCAGGATGCTCTCAGCTTTCACGACGAGAAGGACCGACACGAGAGACGTCGCGCATGTGACGATCGTGTCCGGGGACGGAAGCTTGACTGCTCGCTGCTTATCGAGTTCGCTCTCGTGCTTCTCAGCACGCCGAGTTTCGTCTCGATGCTTCGCGCAGATGGCTTCCAGTTCACGGATACTGGCGAGCGCATTCGCGTACGCCTCAGCGTCTGGGTCCATTCCGTCGATGAATGCGTAAGCGTCCTTCAGGGCGTTCTCAGCATTGCGTTCGGGAGTGTTCATTTCGGGTTGTCCTTTCAGATGGGGTTCTCATTATAGGACATGTTGAGGACGCGATCAGGCGACCTCGTTCACCGCCAGGGTGACGGTCTTGTTCTCGGTGAGGTCCTTGGCCGGCTTCTCAAGAGCGGCGTATACCTCCTGCTTGCCGTGGTCGACATGCAGCACACCGTCGGTGGACGGGGTGTAATTCTTGGCCGAGATGCCGAGCAGCGTGCCGAGGAAGGTGTCGACGGCCGCGATGGAGCCGACGACAGCGTCCACGTGTCCCCAGCCGAGCGATGCGGCGAGAGCGACGTAGAGAGCTGACAGGGCGGGAAGCAGGGTGAGGGCAACCCACTTGGCCTTGTCGTAGAAGGAGTTAGACATGCTTGTCCTCCGGTCTGTAGTGTTTTCGAGTCTCCGGAAAATGAATAGGAAGTTCCTGGACTTCCTTCATGACCTTCTCGGCCATGCCGTTACCACCAAAAGACGAATACGGAGAATAAAGATACTTCTGTAGATCTTCGTACTCGTCGATGGTGATATATCCTCGAGACAGATATGCCGTCCCGAGAGCCATTATTTGGTTGTGCGCGATACCGAGAAGGAGCTGTGTCCGAGCGTCTTTCCTTTCCGCCCGGCGATCCAAGAACGCCCATAGACCACTAGACGCAAGTACGCTCGTCGCAATGGTCACTATCATAGTGAGCTCTGGGCGCAAGTGTCAGCCTCCGATGGCCAGAACCGGCCGAATTCCTAGTGAGGTCGTCATGATCTCGTCACGAGCGAGATTTTCCTTCCAGGCGCTGAAGTAGTTGGCCCACGTCTGGTCGCGGAGCCAGAAATTCTCGTTCGGGTTCGGGTGGTTGAACAGCTGGAAATAACGAAGCTGGCGACACTCGGCCCGGTATGCGCCCTCGGATCCGTTCTGGAACGACTGCTTAACATGCGCGCCGAACAGCATCTGCTCGGTAGGAATCGTCACCTTGATCTTGAACACCTCGCCGCTCTGTGCGTACAGGCGGTAACCCTCCTCACGAACGGTGCCGCCGTACTTGATGTCCGTGTCCCAACGGTTCTCGAACCACGAGTTGTGCGCGAGAATATGCGACTCTCCGAAGAGACCGTAGGCCTTCGTGGCATTCGTCTTCGGGTTATCATTCAGGGCCGCGAAGAGCTCGCTGTTGCGGAATCCGCCGCAGTACTCCCCTCGGTGCATAACCGCCGAAGACGTGTTCCTGTCCGGCATAACTGCGATGTGGCGGCCGATCGACGGGTCGCACGCACCCCAATAGTCGAAATCGACGATATACCACTTCGTGTCGCCCGTAGTCCAGTAATCGCCAATCCACAAGTTCGTGAACTGACCCGAGGAAATAGCGGCTTGCTGCTGGAGCGTGAATGACGAACCGAGGTTGTAACCCCTGGCGAGGACCCGGTGCATCATCGGCACGTTGTCGAACATCGCGAACCTTAATGAGTCCGCGTTGATCTTCTTCGTGCTGGTGGTGCCGTTCTGGATAACGAAGTAGTCGGTGTTCTGACCGATGTATCTGGCCTCGGGATAGTCCGAGATCTTCATGAATATACTCCTATGCTCAAACCATCATGTAGAGGCGCTGGGCATTGATGGGGTTTCCCGCATGGTCCTGGATCTCTGCGCCATTTTGAGCGTCCAGAAGGACATCCCTGATCGCCACGCCCTGTGTGAACGAATCGATTTGTTTCTCGACCGTGTCGAGACGCTGAGCGAGTTTCGTCGCGGCATCTCCGTCGAGCGTGGTCTTAAGGGTGTTGCGCCAGGACTCGTAGTCCGTCTTCTGCTCGCTCATCCAGTTCTGAAAAGCCACAGATTGCGCCTTCTGCTGCTCAGAGGACCACTGCTCGTACTGGGCGTCCCACTTGGCATAGAGGGTCGAGGCATCGAGACTCTCGACGACGCCGGTCACCCATGGCGTAGCAGACGAACCCCGAGCATTCCAGATCTGGTTGTGTGTGACCTGTTGCATACCAGGACTAGTTCGTATCCTCGCCAGAGGATACCACTTGTCGAGGTCCGTGTTTCGCACGTTCGGAACCTGCGGATTGCTGCTGGACACGCCTTTGTATACGACGAATGAGGCAGCCCTGACCGACGGGTCTCTGTTGATACGCAAGCAGACCAAATCCCACCGAGGGTGGGTGACGTCCGGCTGCTCGAGCGGAAGGTCGTACGGCGCGTCGTTGCTCACCCAAGTCTTGTTGAGGAACGCGCGACCTGTGCCTATGCGAACGGCCCACTTCCCATTGATCTCCGTGACCGCAAGGGCCTGGCCGTATGATTGGTAGATGCCGTAATGGATGAGGCCGTCGAAGAGCTCACCCATCTGTTCTGCTGAATACTTGCGGTCTCCGTCCTTCGAGGAGTAGAAACCACTGGTAAGCGTCATTTGATGTTCAACCCCGGCTTACTCTTCTGTAGATCTGACAAAGACGAGAACGTGGGGTAGAAGGTGTCCCCGTTGACGTCTGATGAACGAACGTACTCGGTCACCCGGGCGACGTCCTTCTGGCCGTACTCGTTCTCGATCTGCACGAAGTCGCCCAGGAAGAAGTCCTCACGATACTTGTAAATCGAGTTGACTGCGGCAACCCCTTCGTACATCTGAATAGGCATATGCTTCCACAGTTCCGTGTTGCATTTGTCCTTCAGTTGCCGTCTGGCGGCCTCAGGGTCCACGCCGGTGTTTCCGGTTCTCGCAGAGTTCGCACTCGTGGCCAGATAACCGTTATGCGTCATAACCCCAGGATTCTCAAGATATCCCTCTCGCAGGCCAAGGCCATTGGTACCGACCACCACGGACTCGTTCTGGATGTTGACGTCTGTCTGCCACATGTATTCCTGCTCCATGCCGGAGGTGACGTGCACCTGTTGTAGTCCGGAGAAGATCTTCGTTCGAGTTCCGACCTTGGATTTGAGATACGTGCCTTTGGACAGGTTCTCGAACGAGGGAGAGAATGTCACTGGAGGGTTCGTGCTCTGAGAGTCCGTTCGGTTGATCCCAAGATATGCATACCCGTACCAGTACCACGGATTGTTGTCGGCGAACTCGATCGCCCATCCGCTCATGTTGAGGTCCGTGATATCCTGCATCAAAGAGTACCACGAGCCCTGCATGATGTACTGGTCCCAAGTGGCCTCCCCGTAGACTCCCGCATTCTCGACGTGAGATCCCGAGGACGTCCTGATCGCTTCGTTGGACCCGAGCCGCATCGACCCTATGTCCATGGCGTTTCCATCGCGCCCATGCAGAATATCGGCGGGCAGATCCCATGGGTGGTACCAACGGAAGCCCTGCACGTGTCTCGGATGACTTGAATCGTCAACCTTGAACAGGAGGTTTGTCATATCCTTGACGACGTCTCGGATAATACCGTTGGTTGACTCGTGCTTGGCGCAGATGGTGTAGTCGTTCACCGGATACGGGTGAAGGACCCTCCGGTCAAGGACGGACTCGATCGAGCGTCCGGTGATCGTGAGCGTGCTGGACTCGCCGTAGTGCGTCTCCATCTCGACCTGCTCGATGATCATCAGCTTGTTCGTATCCTTGGTGAACAAGTAATAATCCAGCTGGTACTCCTGAAGGTTGGCGTACGTTCCAGGCACGACCAGCTTGAAATCGCCGTAGCCGTGGAAGCGCTCCGTCCACACGACTGAAATATAGTCATCCACGAGATGCGTGAGGTTGCAGGACTCGTCGAGTACGGCTAGATACATTCACACCCCCTGATACGTGATGTCTGTGGTGAATCGAATATCCACAGCAGTCTTGTCGGACATGGCATAGTGGAACTCGTTTCGTCCTGGGTGCATGAGCAGCCAGTCGGAGTTGAAATCCAGGAAGTACATCCCTTTGTATCGAGTTCCGTTCGGTTTCTCCAGATAGATTCCTTTTCGACCGACACGAGTGTCCACTTCGAGGGTATCCCCGACAGATGGCTGGTACGCCGTGGCGGATGGGGTCCACTTACCTGTGAGCTTCATCGTCTGCTGCCAGACCCTCTCAGTCAAGGTGATCGGAAGAGGACTGGCCTTGAGTATCTTGATACGTAGAAGGAAACCGGCCTCAACGTCACCCTCGTAGTTCACCACAGCCGTCTTGTCGGACAGAGTGCGCGAGAACTCCAGTGTCGGGGAATCGGGCAGGGGGTCCTCCCAGGAGAACTCGAACGAGGGCTCCTCAACGTCGAAGTTGATAAGGTCCGAAGCATCCTCGCGGTTGTCATACCAATATCCGTAAGGGCAGAGGATTGAGATTTTGTGAGACTCTAGGTTAGACCAGATGTCGGGCTCTGATGACTCGACGTATCCGTCAGTGTACACCTGACGGTGGTCAGCATACACGGTGATTCGTACGGGCTGCTTGATCTGGCAGAAACGATAGATATTCTGCCTGGACTGCTCCACGTCCTTCGTGGTGGTCTCCATCGGAACCAGGGTGAGAGAGATAGTGCGCTTCTGCACCCTGGAACCGTTGAAGAGAGCTGAGTCGGTGAGGGCAAGGTCGGTAGTGTTGATATCGGCCTTGCCGGGACCGAGACCGTCGACGTTCTTGACGGCGATCCCGGTCTTCCACGGCTCGAAGAGATCAAGCGCCAACGTCTCGCCACCGGGATTGGTGAGGACGATGGTGCGGATCATAGCTGATACATAGCCTCCCTTACCTGACTCAGCTGGTTGTGCGTCTGTCGATAGATCTCTGCTGTCGACAGCTCTCGAGGAGACGTGTTGTACTGGTTGAACACAACCGACTGCGCGTCTCCGAACGGCCTATCGCCTGTAGCCTGAGGCTGCGGCTGGGCCGTGACGGCAGGCTGTGCGGCCGCCTGCGAAGCCATTTGCGCCGTTACAGGCGCCACGAGACTGTCCTGATTCAGGAGCTGCTGCATCTGGTCGACGCCCTCGGTGATGTTGTCCAGGTTCATCACCGGTTTGATCTCGGGACTTAGGGTCGACTCATCGAGGTAGCTCGAGTAGTCAAGGCCGTCCATGGCGGCTTTCATCGATCCGGTCAAGGTGTCGCTCAGGTCGGAAATAGCGCCGATCGCCTCGCCGGAGTCCCTGAGACCGTTGGCCAGTCCCTGAATATTGTACTGACCGATCTCGTAGAAGACCCTGGAAGGCGAGTGAATTCCGAAGAAGTCTTTCGCCTTAGCGATGGCCCGGTTAGCCAAGTCCCTAATCTGGTTGACGACTCCCGAAATTCCGTTTCGAATGGCGTTCTTGATACCATCAACCAGGTGACTACCCAGTTCTCCGGCCTTCGACTTGATGTGGCTCTTGATCCGCTCGATGCCCTCCATGATGAAGCCTTTAATGGCATCCACCAGGTTCCCGCACGCGTCATACAAACGATCTTTGTTGTTGCGAATGGAGTCCGCAAGACCGTTGATGAACTTGATCGCGGTGTCAAACGCGGCGTTAACCACCCTGGGCGAGTTGTCGCCGATGGCCGTGATAAACGTCACAATGGCGGTCGTGGCAGCATCAGCGATCGTCGGAATCCAGTCGTTCAGCCCTTGCAAGAAGGACAGAATCAGGTTGGCTCCCGAGGCCACCAATGTCGGCATGTTCGCCGTACAGGTATCGATGAAACCGATGATCATATCGAACGCGGCCTGCGTCACACCAGGCGTCAACTCAACGAACTTGTTGAGGATGGCCATGGTGATGGTACCGAACGCTTCGACGATGGTCGGGGTTGAGTTGATAGCCGCCTGAGCGATCGCCGTCATCAGCAAAGTGATCGTATCGACGACCGTCTGCTGATTGTCGACCAAGACCTGGCAGAAATTGATCAGTGCCTGCGCAGCGTTCGTTCCGAGCGAGGGCAGCATGTCGATCAGACCCTGACACAGTTGCAGGAAGAGCTCGACACTCTGACCGCCGAGAGACAATAGGCCCGTGAGAGCCTCGATGAACGCCGCTAGACCGATGGCTGCTATGCCGACACCTGCACCGATAAGCGCAATAGCCACGCCTAGAGCCAGTAGTCCGACAGCCGCACCGGTTGCTGCGTATCCCGCAACGACCACAATGGCCAAAGCCAGACCGAGACCAGTGAGCCCTTCAAGCAACTCGGCCCACGACATGTCAGCCAGGGCTTGGAGTGCCGGAACCAGGATTTGGATGGCCAAGGCCGTCAGGATAATACCCGCGGCTCCAAGGATCCCGCCGTCTGCAAGAGTGGTGGCGATGACCAAAGCGGCGAGCACCAGTCCCATCATGGTGACACCCTTGAGATAGGTCCCCCAGTCCATGGAGGCGATGTTGGCTATCTCGGAAGCTGCCAATTTGACGGCGAGTACCGCAATCATCAAAGTGGCTGCACCGGTGATGTTGGAGTCGCTGAAGTTCATTGCAACGATGAGGCCAGCGAGCACCAACCCCATCATGACGACACCCTTAAGGTAATCGGACCACGGCATGGACGCGAATTCGGAGATGATGCCGCTCAGTTGCTTCAAGACGTAGGCAATAGCCAGGAACGCCAAGGCCGAACCAATGCTGACCTTCTTGTTCGAGATCTCGGCGTAAATTCCGACGATAACGAGCAGCGCCGCCAGAGCCAGTTCGCCTTGAATAAGGCTTCCGGTATCCATCTCGCCAAGATTCTTGACGACCTTGGTCATGACGAGTGTTGCCGCGGCCATGAGGTTCATGGCCAGCCCGAACGAGATGAACTTCGTCTGCTGACGCGGAGACCCCATAGTGTTCGCCAGGACAACCAGCATGCCGATAGCCGCCCCGACTCCGACGAGGCCTTTCATGATCCCGCCCCAGCCGAGAGAAGCAACATTCTGCATGGCGTGTCCGAGGATGATGATGCTCGTGCAGACAAGAATCAAGCCGGCTGCCTGAATGATCATCTTACCAGAGGATACGGCGCTCATGGAGTCGTTCATCTTCTCCATGGCCTTGGTGATGGCTGTGAACGCTACACCGATGGCGATTCCGGAGGCCATGACACTTTCCGCGGGGACCTGAGCCAGAATCCACAAGGATGCCGCCAGGACCGCGATAGCCGCCGCGTAGATGAGGAGCGTTTCCGCCTTCACCTTACCGGTGGCCGCTTCCATGCTCTCGGCGTATCCGTCGATGACGCCCTTGACGCTGTCACCGATTCCGGCCCAGCCCTCGAACGTCTCTTTTAGGGCCTTGAGGGTATCGGCTGCCTTCTTGGCCAGGACGACGAATGTAGCCAGAGCACCACCCTTGACGAGGTTGTCGAAGACCCCCTGCCAATCGCCGTTCTTGAACTGGTTGAGAATTCCGCCGAAGATCGGTTCGAGCGCATTCTTGATCTTTCCGCCGACGAACACTGCGAACTCCCCGAGCTTTGAGAGGAACCCGATGATGTTCTTAAGCAGGTCGAGGAAGTTCGACCACCCGGAGGAGACTTTGCTCCCCAGATCCAGATTCTTGGCGAACTGGGACGTCACCGAAATGGCGCCTCTCACCCGCTCAGTGTAATGCGAGACGATCTCTTTAAGATCATCCCACGCTTTGGTGAATGGAGACCAGTCGATGTCCCCCGACTTCATGCCGGAGAATACATTTCCGATTCCAGAGCCAACCGCAGCGACTGCGGACTTCAGCTTATCCGTCCAGGAGAAGTCGACGTCCCCAAGACTTTCTTTGAAGTCACTCCATTTTGACCTGAGCTCGTCGACGTGCTTGGCCAATGCCTGAGCGCGCGGCGAGACCCAGTTCGCAATCGTGTTCCCCCACACCATGGTACGGTCGGAGAGACGATCGATCTTGTCGATGAGCTGGTCCGTCAGCGGAATGAGCTTGTCGGCGAATGACTTGCCCCATCCCTCGGAATTCTCGTCCGCTCCACGGAAGAACGCGACGATCTTATCCTTGAGCTGTACGAACCATCCACCCGCCTTCTCTGCGGCGGCTCCAGCAGCGCCCACAGCTGTTCCGACGGCGTTCACCGCGTCGCCAACAGGGCCGCTGTCGTTCTTGAGCTGTCTGAAAGGCTCCAGGATCACGTCTTTGATGACGGTACCCGCGATCTTCATCGCCTTCCACAGTCGCTCGACGGCATCCGTGAGACGATCCCATGTAGAGGCGTATTCCGAAGTGAATCCCTGCTTGAATCCGGCTACGAGCTGCCTGGTCCAGGTGGCCGTGCGAGCCATGGCGTCCGCCATCCTGTTCGAGGCATTGGTGATCGCGGTGATCACGCGCTCGGACAGATTGAGAGACTCGTACCAGTTTCGCACCCAGTTCACAGCGTCCCGTATGACCCCGACAAGACCACCGGTAGATCTGATCGCTATCCCAAGAACGGTCGTGAGAATGTGAAACGCTCCGAAGAGGACTGAGCCGACGATCTTCGCCAGGTCGACGAATATGTCAAGACCCAGTTTAGCGACGCTGAACAGAGCCTCGAACGCGGAGGTGATAACCTCCATTGTACGATCATTCATGACCAGCGTGGCCGTGAAGTCCGCAAAGGCTTTCGTGACGTTGTAAAGTCCCTGAGCCGACGGTCCGGAGAACACCCTCCCGAAGGCGTTGCCGATAGCCTGGATCGGTTTGATCAGTGCCTCGAAGGAGTTCTTCAGGCCACGCAGGAGCTCGTCCCGACCACCCAGATCCTTCCATTCCAGAAGCATCTTGTTTCTGGCGCTGGAAATATCGGAAATCTTAGACGTAATGACGTTTCCGATGCTGGTCCAAAGCTGCTCGGCTTCTTCGAAGTCGCCGAGAACGATTCGCCAAGTGGTGGCCCACCCGGAGCCCAGTTCCTCTTTGACTGTTCCGACAAGCTGTGAGAAAGTCTTGATGTGGGTCGCGGCACCTTTGGCGGTCTCCGCGAACTCCATGATCGCCTGGGTCTCCTCCTCGGTATAGCCCATCGCGCGGATGGCTTCCTCGGAGTAGTCGCCGGTCATGAGGCTCAAAGTCTCAAGCATGACCTCGGACGTGAGCCATCCGTCCTGCAAGGAGTCGCGGAAGGACCCCTCTTTGGCAATGGCTTCGTCCACCGCCTCCCCGTGAATGCGAGCAGTGCGCTTCAAGGCCTCTTGGAATTGCTCGCCGCCCATTCCGGCGTTGACCACCGAGTTCCAGTCCATTAGTCGAACCGTACCGGTAGCGATAGCCTGCGAAAGCTGATACATAGCCGTGGACGCCTGGGCACTGGTTGAGCCGGAAGCAGCCGCGAGGTTGCTCAGACCCTTAATGGCAGACACCGAGTCCTTCAGACCAACACCGGCCGCCGTGAAGGTACCGATATTCCGAGTCATCTCGGAGAAATTGTAAATGGTCTGGTCCGCGTAAGTGTTCAACTCATCCAGGGCGGCGTTAACGCTGTTGATGTCTTCGCCCTTGCTCGCCGTGTTGGCGAGAATGGTCTGGACCGAGTTGAGCTGCATCTCATACTCTTGAAAGCCGTCGAGCGCCGGTTCAATCGAGAGAGACTTGATCAAGTCCGCTCCGACGGAGACGGCTTTCGATGCGATGCCTCCGAGTGCGGCGATGCCGGATACCCCGAGAACGCTCATGTTTGAGATCAGGTTCCCGGCGCCGCTGATGGCCTCGCCGAATGTCAGACGCCTTGCAGAATTGGCGACGTTGTCGAGCCCCTGGGTGGCGCCCTCCATCTTCAAGCCCGTGTTGAGTTTCTCAACGGACTGGAGAGACTCCGCAACTCCTGACTGGAATTGCTTGTTGTCGAACTTCAGGGATACGACTTTGTCCTCAATGGTACTCATACGGAATTCACCACCTTGAGCACTCTCTGCTCGATCTCGTCGAATATAGGTTGCATGGCCGGATTAATATAATCCCTGCCCTGGACATAGCCGCCTGTTCCGGTGCCATGTCCGTACTGGAGAATCACGGCGATGTTGACGCCGTTGACGACATGAGTGTTTGACCACACGATACGGCCGACGCCTGACCCTTTTTCGATGTTATAGGTCCAGGATTGCGAGGTGAGGCCCGTGTCAACGGGGGTGGCATCGCTCAATGCGTCCACACCCCGCTGACCGCAGTCCTTGAGTACGTCGAGGTACTCCTGCTCTTTGAGCTTGGTGAGCCACGCCTCAGTCTTGACGAACTTGCCGTCGAGCGAGAGCGAGACGCTCACTTCTGCTTGGCCTCCAGAGCTATGACCCGATTAAGGATGTCGAGGTAACCGTTGACCCATGCGATAGTGAGAGGCATGAGCCATTCGCTCGGCGGATTCTGATACGGATTCACCTCGGGCTTCCACTGACCACCTTCGCCCTTGACGAGCTGGCCGTCGGTGATGTAGAGGTGCGCCACGTCGAGAGACGCCGCCTGATTCACGACCTTCTGATAGTTGTCCTTGGTGACGTCGTGGATAACGTGCCACCAGCGAGTGGCCGGCTCCTGCATCATCCGGTCGGTCATGACGGGCTTCGCCGCATCGTTCTTGAGGTAGGTCTCGGCCTTCTCCTCGAAACACATGCAGATGTCGAAATCCGCGCTCACGAAGTCGTCAGCGATGTTCGACCCGGTGTTGATGACGATGAGGAACTGCTTACCGTATAGATCGCGAATTTTCTTGAACAGCTGCCTGTACCAGTCGAGTCTGGGCGCCTGTGAGCCCCAGCCGTTGACCACCTCGTCGAGAAAGACCCCCTGACATTCGTTCGGGTAGTTCTTCTTCGCCCAGGCGATCTGCTGGAGGATGTAGTCCTGGGTGTACTTATCGACGTCAGGAACTCCTGCGCGAGCGGGGTCGTTCTTCGGAAGCTCGGCGACGCCGTATTGTGTCTTGACGTAGAAGACGCAGCGCTTGGCTCCGGCGGAAAGCGCTCTAGCCGCCTGCTTCTGGAAGTCGGCGTCGAATGTTTCCCAGTCTCCGCTGTTCCGGTTCATGATAACAACGCCAATGGACGAGCCGTATCCGAGAGTTCTATTCCATTTTGACGTCGCGCCGTTGTAGTAGTCCGGCCAGAAGTAGGTGACCGGGCTGTAGTACCTGTGCCCCTTGACGAACGGCGAAACGTCCTGGGCCAGTAAGTCTATTTGCCGCTCGAGCTCTTTCGTGTTGCCGCCGTTAGCGCCCGGCACATCCAGAGACACGTCTGTGACCCTGGACGCGTCGAGCGTAACGAGACGATAGGCCTCAGCCATGCCAACGTGACACCAAACGCGAGCGTCGAGCTTCTCGCGGTAATCGACCTGACCGGTCAGACGCCCGGTGCCGTCCACAAACTTGACAAAAGTGTCGCCGTCGAGGCAGTCCACCTGGACGACGGACCATGCGGGGAAGCTCCCGCTGAACTTGCCCGTAGGCATGGCTGTACCTCCTCAGATCACTTCTGATCGAGCTTGGCCGACAGCGCGTCGACCTTGTCGTTCAGTGTGGAAAGCTGGCCGCTAACGGTCTTGAACCAACCGACCAGGGGACCGTCGAAACGCCGACCCGCGATGCCGGAACCCGTCTGGTCCGAGATCTCGATCAGGCGAGCGTTCATCTCCTTGAGAATGTCGACACCCTCACTCATCCATGACTCCTCTCCGCCGCCTGAAGGACGGCCGTGGTTGTACCACCATTCACAGTGCTGCGAGAACGGAACGCCGTAGGAGTCGTAAGCACCCGAGGCGTTTCCGCTGTTGTAACGAGACCCGACTCGACGAAGGTCCTCGTATGAATCACCCTCGTAAGCGATCAGATCGCGCAGAATTGCGCAACCGACTTCCGCGCTCTTCTCCGGATCCCACCAAGCACGGTTCGGGTCCTGAACGAAGTAGCCGTTGTAAGTCACTTGCAGAGGGCCGACACCGTTGGAGGTGCCCCAATTCGAAACGACGGGCCAGAAGTCGTTCTCGAAGTTCTCCTTCGTGACCTCGCCCCATCCGGAACAGGCGCCACCAGCGTCGTGTCCGTAGACATTCGCCCCTTCAAAGCCGGTCTCCATCCACAAGCAGGCAAGAGCCGCCCACCACGGGCAACCGACATTGTCGGCGGCCTGAAGCACGGCATCCTGGATACTCGTGGTCGAAGGGCTGGAACTGTTCGATGATGAAGAGCCAGAGCTCGCAGAACGCGTTCCGTCGTCCACGGAGACGTGGTTGTCCCTACGACGAAGGCAGTGGGTCCAGGCGTCGCCGTTGGTGTACGGGTGGTCGTTGTAGAGGATCGTGCGAACCTCTCCACCCGTCTGGTCACCTGCGTAACCGTCGATAGACCCGTCTTCCGCGATCCAGGCCTCGGCGAGGACCGTCGGGCCGGTCTGAGTCACGATAGCCACGTGCCCACGGCCTCCGGAAGCGGCCTCGCTCAGGACGATGTCGCCAACCTCGAAGCCGCCGTCAGGCTCGTTACCGTTCCATGAGTCTGAAATATCCGCGAAGTTGCGTTGAGCGCACTCCTCACGAAGGGATCCGGTCCAGGTCGACTTCGGGAAGTATCCCGCGGTGAAAGGCTCGCCCCACTCGTGGTGGGCAGCCAGGTTGTAGCATCCCGCGACAAGCGCCGAGCAATCCGCGTTGGCCGCGATTCCGTGGAACCATCCGTCCCAGTCAGACTGGTCGTAGAAGGTCCATCGTTCGGGCTGACTGTATCCAATGTTGGCGTCATCGGCATAGTATCTAGCACAGCTAGCAGCGTACGAAGCTACAGTCAATCCATCCTCCTCTCACGCACACGCAGGCACGCATGCCTTTGGATTTGAGCAGATCGTACCGTCTGCCCCCTTGTCCCAACCAATTTTGACGGATTCGGGAACAGAAGGAATGTGTGAGGCCAGTGGTTTGCCTGAGGCTTTGAGCGCAGTCCAGATATCCTGCGGCGCGGTGTACTCCATACTGAGAACATCGCAGGTCTTTCCCGCGGCCCAGTCCGCATACCAGGCTTTGTCTTTATCGCCGGCGTAAGCGTACCCCCACGTTTTCACGCCTTTTGCACGAATCGGGTCGAACGCCCATCGTGTGTCGCCGTATGACTTGAAGATAATCTTGTTCTCCAGACCCTTGAAGACGGCGAGGAATTCCTCCCACTTTCCGGTCTTGTACTTCGGGTCGACCACGAGAACATGGCTGTCGATGTAGTGCTCGATCAGCCAGTCAAGTCTCGCCGGCATGTACTCGGTCTGGGAGGCCGCGGCTTGGATCTCTGCCCAGGTGTACTGGTCTACGGGCTTAGCCAGTGCCGGAACAAGGCGCGAAAGCGACTGGTCGTGGCACCCGAACCATACGCCGTCGCTAGATTGTCCGCAACTCATCTCAAGGCCATGGCATTTGAAGATGGGGCACTGCGAATATGCACGTTCAGTGTGCTCAGGCCAGGATGCGGATCCGCCTCGATGGGCCACGAAGAACTTCGGGGTCTTGAGCATCTCCTCGACAGACCGAGAGCCATAAGGAATAGCCTTCATGCTGACGCATGAGATCGCATCGGTGCCGGACCAGACGAAGTACTCCACCCTCGTACCGTTGGCCATCGTCGGGTCCTCACTCGCCTGCTCGACGTGCTCCGTGACCTTGACGAACGTTCGGCTCTTAGCAACGGTTCCGCCTGCTGGAGCGGTGAAAGGAGCCGTGGCGTAGTTAACCGCGATCGAGCTCCAACTTGCATCGGCCTTCTTCCCCCAATCGCCATTCGTGACGATAGTCGTAGTGCTGGGGAAAGCGACGATGCCCTCGGCGGCCGTGGCATGCATCGTCATGATGCCGAAGCAGGGAACGTCGCTTACGAGCTGTGCGTTCTCCGTACTGTGAATCGCCTCGAGCCCCATGTTGTCGATGGTGGACCCGTCGATAACAACGAGATATGCGCACTGACGCCCTTTGTACTCAGCGTTCTTGGACCCCCAGTTGATGTTACGGAATTCGGTCCCCCACTGGGCTTTGTGTATCGCCACCGTAGTCGAACGAATCCAGTTCTCACCCTTCTTGTCGGTGTCGTAAATGCCTGTCCAGCCCGCAGGTGTAGCATCACCCTGCGTTCCGAACTGCCCGGCCACGACAAGGAGCCCCCAGTCGCCGGACTTGAACGCACCCATGTAGTTCAGCGGCTTCGTGGGATCCGAGCTGTTAACGGATCCGCGGATTCGCATGGCCATCAGACGGTCCTACGAACGACCACGGTGTTCGAGGGCGTCCCCGACGGAACCTCGCCGCCGACCGGAAGGATGAGGACGTTGCCGTTGCCGCCACCTCCAGTATTCTTGGTCGCGTTGAACGAAATCGGCCGCTTCTCGCTGAGGGTTCCGGTATACTTCGCGCTCGTATTGTCCGCGTAATAGACGTAGATTCGGGTGTAAGCGCCCTCGGATCCCACGGCCTGGATATTGATGTTTCCATCGATCGTGGTGAGAGAGGTAGAAGACCCGTTAACCACGTCCACAACGACGGTGGACCCCGGGTTGGACTTCCCGGAGATGGTTCCTGTGATCATCCCTTGCTTCCCATCTTCGCTCTACGGGCCGCATTAAGCGAACGGTTCTGACGAGCTATCTCGGCCCGGCTCATCTTCTTGGGATCCTTGTTCTTCTCGCCGCAGACACGGATCAGAGTCATGAGGCGGTTCAGATGCCACTTCTCGCAGTCGAATGGAATGGAGAACGTGGCCATCCAATAGTAGATCAGCTCCGAAGTGATGATCTCTCGGGATCCCGGACCGTGATCTCTGAACGTCGTCGCTGTCATAGGGTCGTTGATGTAGTCGGCAACCTTCTGGGCGTGTTCAGGTGTGAGATGAGAGTACGCCAGAGGGTTGACTCTTCCGATTGTCATGCACTCAATATAGCTGAGCGACTGCTCAGCGGTGCGCTCCCTATTACCGAGGAACGGTATTTTCCAGATCGATTCCCATTTTGACAGAGACAGAAGACTGTGTTCGAGCTTAAGCTCGGTGGCGATTCCCGGAATGAAGAGATTGCGTACATCGTCGTACTTCTCCTCCCCGTGGATCTGAAGTGTAAGCATGTGTGTTCCTATCGAGGCGCTGCGCCCTCGGGGTTTGGCGTTCAACCGAGGGCGCAGGCGTATCTCAGGCCGCGGACTTGATGACGGTGATGAGCTCGTCCGGTGTGGGGAGCTTCGGGTCGGCGTCGGACTTGCCGAACAGCGTCTCCTTGGCAGCCTTGTACTTCGCGGCGGCGAGCACGGTGCTGTCGAGAGTGATAACGGAAACAGGCTTGTGGCCGGTAACCGCGGCGGGAGTCGACTTGACGCTCCACGAGAAGCTGATGGCCTCGGGAGAGTCGTTGATCGTGCTGTAAGCGCGCTCCGAGGGCTGAGCGGTCAGACCGTAGAGGACGTGAATCTTCTCGCCGAACGCAGCACCCTTGGTGTCGTTGCCCTTGACGGTACGGTAGGCAATACCGAACTTCGCACGGGCCTGCTGGCCGAGGTAAACACCGGCCTCGGCAGCCTCGGTACCATCGCAGGCCATGAACTCGTCGGGGAACGTGTAGGCCTCGATGGTGCCCTCGAAGGTCTCAGCGGCCTGGAGGGAGAGGTACTTGATGTTGTCCGCGTAGACATCGGAGATGTCAGCGCCTGACGGGGTCTCGGTGACCTTGGTGAGACCGTTCCAGGCCACGCCCTTGCCGTACTTGCCGGTGCTAGCGTCCACGACGTACAGAGCGCCGTGGTCAACACCGGTCTCGTAGACGCGAGCGCCATCCTGGTCCCAGGTGAGAGCAGCCATGCTGCATCCTCCTAAGCGTAGATGGTGAACACATTGTGGTTGAGGCCCTCAGTCGCGAAGAAGCGGCTGAATCGAGCCGTCGGTATTTCGGCCACCTTGTCGTTGACGACGCTATCCGGATCGCGATCGATAACCGTGACCTGGTACCCGATCAAGTTCCACCACAGCACGTTATCCGCGTAATACGGAGATGCGTTGTTACGCTGATAGACGATGCATGGGTAGATGAGCTTGACCGATTCCGGTGGCTGGTAGTACACATGGTCCGAGCCAAGGGCCCCAACCAAAGACTCATGGAGTTGCAGTCGGCCCATTGTACACCCCTCCGAGGTCGAGGACTAGACGGGGACGTGCGACCTCGACATTGCTGACGGACCAGCGCGCCCCCATCCATTCCACGTACTTGATGGCCGTGAAGTTCTCCAGAGCGAACGCGTCCGCTAGAATGCGGATCTGATTGTTCGTGCGGAGATCCGGAATCACCTTGTCGGTCGAGACATACTGCTTCATCATTCGTGTGACGTCGCCGTAGTACGATCTCTCGGTGATCTTGTCCTGCCAAACCCCAGGCTTGACCTGCACGGACTCGCCGTAGCCGATCTTTCCGAAGAACTTAGCCATTTTGACGAATCAGGCCGTCTTCTGCTCGATGACCAGAGCGCTCTTGTACTTGGTCAGCGCGCCGGAGCACCGAGTCTCCAACAGGTACTTCTGCTGGTTAATGTCCAGGTCGAAGTCATCGAAGAAGTTGACCTCGCCGCCCTTGTCGGCACCAAGAGTGTAGTCGGACAGGTTAACAATAATGCCGAGCAGCTTGCGCTTGCCACCCTCGTCACGCTCCGCGCCCTCCATGACCTCAACCTCGACCAGGTCGGAGACGTTCAGGCTGGTGGCGATGTTCTGCGGGGTCTGGAAGACGTACCGGTTGTTCTTGTCGCGGAGCTCGAGCAGGTTGCAGACGAACTCGTTGGTCGTGTAAAGAACCGGGGAGCCGGAACCCTTGTAGTTCTTCCTCGCACGGCGAACGGCGTCGATGACAGCGTACTGATCCGCAGTGGCATCGAGGGTGACCTTGTGGGCGAAGAGCTCGTCGTCCTTCCAGATCGGACGGATGTTGGCTTCCTTGATCTTGTCCGGGGAGGACACGTCGCGGCCGTCACCGATCAGGATAGCGCGAGCCAGCTCCTCGTCAAGCGCGAGACGCAGGTTCTGCTTCATCCAGGCGACAACGTCGAAGGACGTGATGTCCAGGATGTCGTCGCGGTCCATACGAGTCTTGTTGTAGATCGTGGTCGGGGTGGTGGTACGGTTGGCCACCTCGTAGACGACGTCCTTCTTGCGGCTGGCCTTCACGTACCCCTTGGCGCGCAGAGCGTCGGGGGTCAGGTCGGACCACTGAGTCTTAACCCTGGAGAACGGCGTGTGCTTGCAGCCGTTGAGAACCTTGGAGACCCAGCTGTTCTCGCGCATGACGCGCTGGGGCTCCTTGTCCACAAGCGTGGCGTCGGGGAACAGTTTCTCCGGCTCCTTGATGCCGTAGTCCTGAGCGTGAGCCAGGAACGAAGTCTTGAGGGTCATGCCCGGGCGGGCGGCGTCCTCGAAGATCTCCTGAATCTGGGAGTGGGACAGAACCTCACCGTAGACCGGTTCGTCTGAACCCTCAAAGATGTTGGAGTGCACCAGAACATCCTCCTTGCCGAAACCGTGCTCGGCCTCGTCGTTGTCGTTGTCGTCATCCTCGTCCTGGAGGGACTGGATGAAATCATACAGAGTGTCAACCTGCTCGTCGGTGAGGGAGTCAACGAACTCGTTGACATCGAACTCCTCGTCGGCCACGTCGTCCTCCTCTTCCTCTTCGGTGTCCTCTTCATCCTCGGGCTCTTCGTCCGAGTGCGAGAGTGTAGTGCCGGTGTAGATGATGGCCTCATCCTCGGCGTCCTCGTAGGATCCGTCGGAGTGCTGAATGGCCACATTGTCGATGAGCGCCCCGGGGTTCGCGCCCGAGAGCACGAGCGAGACCTCAACGATGTTTCCATGCGTCACGCTAGGTCCTGAGTGGGACAGGCGGTTGGCATAGATCGACAGCGAATCCACGTCTCCGTTCTCGACCAGCTCGCGACTGGTCTCAGCCGCGTCGGTCTTGTTGAAGGAGCAGTAGGCGTACACGCCGTCCTTGCGATTCTCTAGCTTCGCGTGTCCAATAACGTTCGCAGGGTCGTTATGACCGTGCTGCCACACAAGAGGGACGGTGGCTCCGTCGTTGTCACGGAAGGCGTCGCGGCGAATGATCCGACCGTCTGAGCAGGTCAGGTCGTTCTTTGTGGCGTACCCGCTGAAGTCATACGCCATTTTGACCTCCGTCCGTAGGTTCAGTGTCATACTCGTCCTGGGCCGGCGTGGCCTGAGACGGCAATGCGTCCAGTGCCGTGCTGGCGGACGGGTTGATGTTCGCATTCTGCAGGGCGTCCGCACCATCGTCAGGAGCGGGCGGAAGGGACAGGTACGAACGACCTTCGTTCGACGAGATGACCTCGTCCCGAAGGAGTGTGTCGAGCGCCGAGATCATCTTGGACGGCGGTACCTGGCGGAACGGATCCTTCAAATACTTGACTCGCTGTCCCTGTGTCCTGGCGGTCTTGGTGAGAAAGGTCTGAGTGAACGCGATAGAAATCGCGTCGAGCATCGGTTCAACCGTTCGGTTCCAGTACTGCGCGAGTTCCTCTTCCTTGGCTGTGCCATTGAAGACGTTCTCCGTGACGCCGAGTCGAGCGTAGAGCTCCTTTGTCAAATACTGGATCTGGGCCAGAAGATTGCTCTCGGCCGGACGGTTGAGCTGCGTTATCTTCTCCGTGCCGTCGGCGTAGGCGATTCCATACGTCGACTTTGTGAGCTGATCCGAAATCTGGTTCAGTCTGGCGTCCGCTCGCTTCTGGAGACCCTCGGACTTGATGGTGTAGGGCAGCTGTATGATGATATCTAGCTTACCCGAGTACGCCCTCTTGTCCGCGACATCCAGAAGGGTGAGTTTCTGCGCCAAGCGCTGAAGGGTGGAGTTCGGCTTGTTCATCACCTCGTAGAACGGGTTCTGAATGATAGCCACAGTCCTCTTCGGCAGAATCAGCTCTTCACGCTCACCTTTGCGATCGTTGTAAAGCCGCACCTTGACGTGGTCCGGATACCACTGCGTCACGTAGCCGACACGCATGGACTTGATCTCAAAGGTGTTCGATTTCCTCGGGTTCAGATCCGTGTCGACCGGTACCACTGCCGCCGCGCCGTACTCGAAGCACGTGTGGACGATGTCCTGAATGAAGGCTCGCCCGCTCTGGTCCTTGTTCGGCGCAAACTCGAGACAGTCATTGAGAGACGACGCTCGCTCGAACTCGAAGCGGCCATTCTCGCCAAGCTGGATATGCCGTATCGGAGTAGCCGCCACGTCGATCGAGATGATGTTGTAAAGCGTGTTGACAATGGACGAGTCCATGTTGTACACGCTGAGAGGGAGATCGGGTCGACTGGCGTAGGAAGTACCCAGATTCCAGTCCGGTGATCTGTCCTGATTCGTGAACGCGTTGTAGGCGTGCTTGAGCCTGGACGCGAATGACACCGCCGGCCTCCTTTCAGTCGAATATCTCTCGGTGGACTTTGTATGCAACCCAAGCGTCGAGCAGTGCCGACACGGAGTCGATCTTCTGCTCTCTTCGATCCTTGTAGAGCTTGCGGTTACCGTTGGTATCTTCCAGGGCAATACAATTTCCCATGGTGAACTGCATAATCGCCTGATCGAAGAGGAGCAGACGGTTGAACGCCATGTTCTTGATCTCGCCTAGAGGTACGGATTCGGTTTTGGCGCCCTGGACGACTTTCTCGACTCCGTATTCGCCATTCTCTCGAGTCCAGCGCTCCACGAACGCTCGAGCGTTGTACGGGTCGAAGCCCATTGCTCGAACGTCGTAATTCTGGTCTAGAATATAGCGGTCGAGATCCTCGTAAACTTCCATCATGTCGAGAACGGTTCCATCCATGACTTGAAGGGAACCCTCGTCGAGGAATTCCTGATACTTGCGTCGCAGTGATGCGGGAAGCATTAGGACCGACTTCTCGGAAACGTAGCACCGGGTCTTCACTCCGAAACGATCTCCGCTGAGTGGAAACAGGAACGTGAACGCCGTGAAGTCGTCACCTCGAGATAGGTCGCAGCCCATAGCGCAAGGCAACTGCCAGAAATCCTGCTTCCTATGAGGAATAGTTTCGTCGTAAGTGAAGAAGTACGTGTATCCTTCCATGGGGAGGCCGAATCTCTTAGCCAGGATATCGTTCCTGACCGAGGGAACGTTCTCGGCGCGCTCAACATCTCGAGCATATGTATCATACGTGACGGTCATGCCGAGGTTCGGCTGAGCCTTCTGCCAAGCGTCCGGATTTCCAACCTCTTTGACGTCGTCGAGGCGATAATAGAATATAGACGTGTGCTCGTCTCGGTATTCGCCCTTAAGGATTTTGAGGAGCTCCATCTTGATGTCGTCACCGCTGGCGTTTCGAACCGTACCCTCGGAGGAGACAGCCACAATAAGCCAGTCGTTGACCTTGGATGCCCCCTGCTCGAGAGCGCCCACCACATCCTCTCGAATATCGCCGGAGAGCCACTCGTCCACTGTACAGAGCTTGGGTCGTAGCCCCTGAAGTTTGTCAATGGACATGGGGCGGACCTCAACGATGCTGTTCGTCATGAAGTTCTGGATCCCCTTCTTGGTGGAACAGAGCTTCTGACGATCGGCCTTGGAGCCCGAAGTGTTTCGAATCTCGCCGTCGGTCAGGAACGAGAACAGCGGGCCCTTGCTCCGAGTCATGGCAGTTCGAAGAGGCTGCATGACCTCCTCGGCCTGTTTCATGGTCGGGGCTGTGGTGATCTGCGTGGTCGTGGTGGTATCGATTGTGAGAAAATACGCTTGCAGCAGCGTCTCGTATAGAGACTTGGCTCCGCCTCGAGCAACGATGATATATTGCTTGTTGATAAGACGCTGCTTGACTTTGCGTTTCTCGAAGTGGCCGCCGCGGCCGTTCTCGTTCTGGATGAAGACCGAGCGCTCGATGAAATACCACCACCCGAAGATCTCCTCGGCCCATAGCTTGAATGAGTCGAGAAGGACCAGATCCTGACCGTCGGTGAGAGTCATCTCAGATTCGCAGAAGCGGATGAAGCCCTCGACCGCAAGATCGTCATAGTAGAAACTAGGATTACGAACACGGTCATCGATCCGATTCATCTCCAGTTCGATTTCGTGACATACTGGAATCTCACCCGACAGAACTCGCGCACGGAACTCAGCATAATAACGCGGTGTTGCGGTATTACTGAGCATTTACGTGCTCAGCTCCGCTTCTTACGCTTCTTAGACGCCTTGGCTCCGGCGGATACGGCGCTGTCGAGATAATTGGTGGCGTACTTCGTACCGACGTTACGGATGGCGCTCACGGCGATGTCGCCAGGAAGCGATGCGAGCTGCTTCTTAAGACGACTTCGCTGAGATGGCTTAGGACCGTACGCCTGGTTGTACTGACGCTCTAGGTTAGCACGGTTCACTAGACGCTGAAGCTCGGCGTCGGACAGAGATGACGCCTTGCGAGCCTCCTGCTTATTGGGACCGGTCTGGCTTGAGCCACTGCTCTTGCGAGACCGGCGAATACCCCACTTCATGCCCTTGACACCGTGATGCGCAAGGACATCCTCGGGGCGAGAGATGGAGCTGCTCATGAGAATTCTTTCTCCTGGTTGATGCGCCACTGCAATTCAGTGATCCGCTTCTGGAATGCCTCAGTGACGTAGGAGTTGTTCGGCGGGTCGAAGTCGAGTCGCACTCGCGCGTAGATCAGTGACTTGACCGCCTCGATTTTGAACTCATCCTCTCCGAGCCATTCGCCCCACGTTGAGGTCGGACCTGTGATGTAAAAACGGGGCAGGCCGAGCTGGGCAGACTCGAAGATCGCCGAGTTGATGTGCGAGATGAGTTCGTCGTCGAATGCGGTATACGATGCCTCGAGGCCGAGCATCTTCTTGATGGTCTGGAGAATCGACCCATCAGCCATCAGCGCGAAGCCTTCTTGAGGGGGAAGCGCGGCTTGCCCTTCACACTCTTAGAAGCGAGCTTCTTGCGCTTAGACTTGGCTGAGAGGTCCTGCTCCGACTCATCATCTTCGTCCTCCTCGGGCTCATCCACATCGGTCCCGATCTTCGTCGGGTTCTTCTGGAGAGCCTGAAGGAGCATCTGACGACGTGAAAGTTTCTTCTTGGACGCCTTCTCATCGTCGTCCAGAGTGCTCCCTTCCGCCGCAATGCGCTTCTTCTTGCGAAGGGGCTGCGTAGCGGAAGGCTTTGCGCCGTAGTGAAACAGCTCGTCCTTGTAACGGGTCACTTTCCTCGTGCCGCCTTTCTTGCTGCTCGAGCGGCGGCCTTCTCGGCGCGGATCCGCTCCCGTTCTTTCTTCTTGCGCTCTCGCTCGATCTTGGCGTCGTGCTGTTTCTTCGCATTAGCGGCGCCGCGCTGGACCCCAGCCATTTTGGCGAAGTACGAGACGGACGCTTTGGCGAATCGGCCCTGGGTTTCCGAGCGAAGTGCGGCTCGCTTGTCGGCGATGATCTGCGCCGTTGACTTCGAGCCGATGGTCTGTTGGCCGACCTTCTGGTAGACCTTGCGCTTACCCCACTTCATTCCCGGAACGCCGTAGTGAAAGAGCTCGTCGCGATAGTCGTTCACCATAGCTTGGTGTCGCCCTTTCGACGTTCAATCGGTTCGCTCTCTCGAGCAAAGCCGTAGTGTATAGCGTTGTGTGTGTCGTGGCACACGGTGATGAGATACTCCGGATCAAGTACTGCAGGATCGAAGTCTATGAGATCATCAGGCTTCATCGGGTTCATGTGATGGACCAGTAGTTTTCCGGGGATCTCCATTCCCTCAATGCCCAGATCTCGACCGAGGTCTCGAGCAATCGTGATGTCTCGAGCTCTCTTCCACTCGTGCGAGTGATAGAACCTCTGGTTGAGGTAACGATCCTCGCCGAAGGTAGCGGCGTATGGATCCGAGAAGGTCTGCAAATAGCGCAGCCTCGAATCCCAGTCCGGGAGTTCGATCAGTTCAGAGTACGTCCTCACCAACACCACCGCCGGAGTAAGCACGGAATGCCCTAAGGACCTCGGCATACGCCTCTTCACCTCTAGCAGAGGCCTCCAGTGCTTCGGCTTTGGCCTTGAGCATCTTGTTCTCGGCGCGGAGTCGCTCCTGCTCGAGCTTCTCTCGACTGGTGCCGAGCTTGAGGTAATGGATCACGACCGACGGAGGCGCCGTACCTTCTGCCAGCATCATCTCGGCCCTTGTGGTGGCCAGGGAGATGAGGCGGTCCTCTGCCTCCTCGGGAGAACGGGGCGGCCTCTTGGGCACTTCGATAGGCTTTGGCTTGCGCGGCATTGAGTTTCACCCCTGTATCGATGCGTTATGTGGTTCGGCCGAGATTCAGGTCGGACCCCGCGACTCAAGCAACCCCTCCCGACGCGGAAAGGAACACACAAGAAAACGCGTCAGGTGCGAATCGCGTGGCCTGGTCCGAATCCCGAACGAAAATATCCCTCCGGGTCAAATATGAGG